TTGATGGCATCAATCCATCTTTTTCACTCGTTGCAACACCTATCAGTTCTTCCAGTACTGAGGCATTGGCTTTCAACGCCTCACTTAATTCCATCTTTTCCATAATATTTTTTATTTACCAGTTTCCAAATTGTTTTTCTTATAATCCTGCCATGAGTCGGTAAGCTGCCCCACCGAAGCGGAAGTGTAGAGGTCAAGTATATGAATCTCGTCATCGGCAAGCTCCACAAGCTCGTTCCGATAGATCTTCTCCGCAAGCACGTGCGCCGGAAGACCGGGCACGTTCCTGTAAATGCCGTCAGCGATATCCTTACGGATATCCGCTATCACCATATCCTGTCTGTCTATCCCCGTGAACAGGGGAAATTTTGTAAAATCAACTTTCATAATATTTTTAATTAAATACTGTTATCCGCAATAAAACATAACCCAATAATTGCCCATACATTTAACGAATCCGGACGCATAATCCAGATCAATGGAGGACATCTCTTTTCCTCCGGGGGCAGGCAGGATGCGCCCGCCTGTCAGTCTTACCCCGCCGCTCATACGTTTGAAGTATATGGTATGTCCCGGAACATCCGGAGGAAGTGTCACTTCTATATTACCCGTATTAATAAACATCACATTGTCATCATTGTTATTCAGGGAAGTGCTGACGGATATGTTCCTCCAGTTCCCCACTATGCCATGAAGAGACACATAACTGTCATTGTTCGGATGAAGGAAAATGTTACCCCCCTCCACGAACAGAGGAATGCTCAGGGTCTTGATGTGCATCCCGATCATGGCATTCGGACTCTGTATGTCAATTCCGGCATCATACGATATCCCTTCGATTGTGACAAATTTCGTGTTCCCTCCGATTTTTACACGTGCAAATGTCCTTTCGTTATAAAACTCTATCTGTCCGGCGGATAGGTTGAAACCGACATGGGAATCCGTCCCCTCATAAAGAGTTTTTGAGGACAACATGCCGGAATCTATGGAAAACGGACCGATACGTCCGCTATCCGCCGTGATTTTTCCGCTGATATCCACATTGACCGCCCTGATACCGTCCGCATCAATCATGGACGCCTTGATCTTCTCGGTCAGCAACAGCTTGGTGGCGATAAAAGTCCAGCTCTGTGCTACCTCCCAGTATTTTATTTTTCCCGAAGCCACATTCTGTTTGGGGGTTTCCGTCGATACCGACGTATGCGAACGGATGCACAGGTACAGCAGGTTGTCATAAAGTACAATGTCGTAAAACTGCTGCCCTTGCTTGCCCTCCAGGTAAGACACAGACGCCTCCCATACACGCATACGCATGCGCGCCCCCTTATCTCCCTTGTCACCTTTTGGAGCAAAACTGACCTGTCCGGTTCTAGTCACCAACGGCATATCACCTCCTTATTCCTTGGTTGTGATGGTCCATGCCACGTTGCCTCCTGCCTGCTGGCACATGTCCCAAGTACACGTGCCGGAAGTGGCTGCTGTACCGGAAGTAGACGGGTTAAGGACTACTCCTGCACTGTCCATGAACACGAAATAGAAAGTCATGTCCTTGTACTTGGTGGTACTTCCACGCTTGACCAGAATGGGCTTATAGACCACCGTGTCACCACTTTCCCGGATGGTCTCGTCCTCGGGCGTGGGATTCAGGATCAAATCAAACGGATCGGACGCATCCATTACGGACTGCGTGTCCTGACCGATGAGCTTGCCGCCCTGGTACACCTCCGCCTTGAACACACCTGTCGTGTCAACCATATCGTTGGTGACGGTCAATGTCTGTGTGGTCTTTCCGCTCAGCACGCTCCACGCACCGTTGACCTGGTTGTACCACTTGTACGCCAGTCCGGTAGTGATCTCGTCACTGCCCATGCGCGCTACGGCTTTCAGAATGCAGCTCTGCCCTTTGTCCCGAAGGGTAAAATACTTGTTGTCACCGGCAATGATCGTCACATGCTTTTGGTTTCCGACCCCCTTGGTAATGGGGATGCTATAGACGAACTGGACGGTGTCGCTGGTATTCCCAACGGTCACGGTGGCTTCACCCTTGATGGTACAAGAGGCCGCTCCGCTCGCCTTGACCAGATTCTTGACGATCTGCAATCCGTAGTAATCCGTCGTACCGGGCTGGTAAGGGATAAACTTGAAATGTCCCGTCTCACCGCCAAACGTGTTGGTGGAGACATTGCCCGAGAACTTGATCTCGACATCATTGAAATACCATTTCATGGAGGAAGGAACCACCAGCCCTTCCGCCACCCGCGAAGAGGTGAGAATGAAGGACAAGACGGGCTTGAGCGAAGCGAAATCCGGTGCGATGTTCGTCGGCGCGGACGCTTCGCCCATATACTCCTGATACAGATCTCCCTGGTTACACTGGATGGCAGGCATGTATACGCCGCCCTTTTGCGAAAATATGACCTGTCCGGTCGCGCTGGCCAAACTCATGACGCTCCTCCTTCCCCGGTCGTTTCCGTACTATCCGTGCCTTCGGAGCTTTCGGTGTTGTCCTCCCCCCAAGAGGCAGGTGTGAATACTTCGACGGGATGGTCCGTACCGTCTATCTCTTCTTTCGCCGCCTGCGGGGTCAGGCAGACGCCGCCCGCTTCCTTGGCCCTGTCAAATACCGTGTCGCCGGGGAAACGTGCCACGTCCGCCTGCCACAATAATACATTGCCATCCGCTGTCCTGTTGCGGATATCGGTCAGATGCAACCGGTCGGCAACCTCCTTCGTTACTTTAATGTAAAATGCCATAATTCTATTGTTTTTAATGTTATCCAAATTTTCTTACTACTACCGCCTTGCCCCCCTGTGTGAGCACCTTGCCGCCTTGTGTCAGCGCCACGTAAGGGCCTCTGTCCTCCACCTCCAGCTTTAACATCATGCCGTTGCTGAAAGGTATCCTGGGAGAGTATCCGTCGGCAACCTTGGCATATCCGGCATCTCCGCTCTTCTTGACGTACCAGTGGCAGTTAAACATGGCGGATGGATTCGGGATAACCCCCATGGTATCCCGAATGACGGGTCTGGGAAAGATGGCGTAAGTCCCATCCGGAACACCCGTAGGTACGCCCTCCCAGTCGGCTTCAATCTTCGGAATCCTGCGGCGTATCACCGTAGAGACTGCCGGGTCCGATGTGCCCGGGGTTGATGCCGGAGTCCCGGAAGCCGCATAGGTGGCCTTGCAGACAATCGTGATGTCATCACCTATATAATTGCGGTCAATCTTATATACATTCTTGTTCAGTGATACAAACTCCCAGTCGTTGTCACCCGCTCCTGTGGTTATCGCCTCCAGCGCTCCCGTAGACAACAGACGGTACCAGAAGAACTTGCATTTGCCCGTAGCCGTCACGTCCGTGTCGCCTACCATCAGTTTAGCCGTGATGGTCTGTGCGGTGATGTCACGCACCGGGTTCCAGTCCAGCGTGGACGGGCTGTCTATCGTCAATACGGGGATCGCATCCGTACCGTCAACCGCGCGGACAAGACAGCTCATCTGAAAAGTAAACAGCTGTCCGGTACGTGTGTCGGCATATTCCGCGTAAAACTCCAGCGTGACGGGTTTTAGGACGGTGACATTTTTTTTCATTGTGATCTGTCCCTTGCTGTCACCGGACTCCGTAATGCTGTAGCCTGTGTTTGTCGATGTGATAAGTGTGCGTGTGGTTCCGATGCGCTCGTACCACTTCATGTTGGTCAGCCTGGAGTTGACCGCCCCGATTTTAGTCACCGCTTCCGGATCGGTGGCGTTGCACCGCGGAAACAGGACCAGCGGTGTCAGCGTATAGTCCGGAGTGTATTCAGCTTTGTCAGCCTGGTAGACCTGCATGTCCGGCACGCTGCCCACCACCTCGATGTTACAACTGGTTTGTAACAGCCGGTAGTTGATTTCTATTTTTCGTTGCTTTGTTGCCATTGTATAAAACCATTTTAAAATGTTACAAAATTCTCCGCCACTTCAAACTGCTGCCCGTCACGCAATAACGCCTGTGCTTTAAACGTACACACCCGCATGTTGGTATAATTCGGTCCGAGATCATCTATCGTCAGAGGAAGATTTTTCCCGGCGCCGGCACGCTTCACCGCCCATGCGTTATCTTCTGATACATTCCCGGTATCACGCGTCCAGCTCACATCAGCGTCAAGTATATGATCTGTCACGTCACGGTTGTACAGCTTGCCGGTAATATATAACGTTGTGGAAAAAGTCTCGATATCAAAATACCACCCCTTTGTGCTGCCGATCTCTATCGTAAATTCCGGGTTCCCTTCCAGCATCGCCCATCCGGCCGCCGCATATTGCGGTTCGTCGGCTGTTCCCGTCATCAGGCACTTCCATTTGCAGCCGTAGTGCCAAACCGTGTCCGCCCGCTCCTGCGTATTGGTGTAAGGATTGTCAGAGGACGCGACTTCGGCCGACCAAAAGCCACGGTCCACCAGTTCCTGTACGGGCAGTCCCTGCCAGTCCACCCGGTAAAGTTCACCGAAGATGCCGGCACGGGCGAATATGTACGAGTGCTTATAGTTGACGGGGAGATTGTCAAACAAATCCAAATTGGGCAAACGCCCCAATATCATGTAATAGTTGTTCTGTTCCAAGACAGGCTTCGTTACTCCTTCCAGCCAGACAAGACATTTATCCGTGGTGGCGGACAAATACCAGTAGCTTTGCCTGTCCTCATTGAAGGCGTTTCCTCTTCTGGTAATGATCGTCAACTCTGTGGGAGGATAGTTTTTACCGCCCGGCACCTCACTGTCCGGGTATGACAACACCGAGATGGAGTTGGCCGGGACATTCTTGGACAGCACGCGCATCCACGAGGCGTAATACTCCCCCGTTGAAAAGAGGTTGTTTACAATCCCGTACACTATATCACCCTCCTGGAATGCGGTGAAGTCATTCTCCCAGCGCTTGCGCAATTTCAGGGTATAAGTTCCGTCGCTCTCTAAAGCCACGGACTCAATGACTCCGTTCTCGGAATATGAGGTGTCGCCTTCCTGTGCGTTCAGACGGTTATAGATGATTTCCTTGAACACTGCGGAGCCGCGTACCTCAAGACGCTCGAACTGACCGCGCCCGTCAGGATAGATACCGGCACCTTTACCGGCAATCATGGAGTCGATGAACTTGCCGAACTTCAATAAGAAATTTGTTCCGTCCGCTTGATCCTTACGAAGGAACATTACTAAGGAGCGCAATGCGGAATACACGTTACTATCCGTGGCCGGTGTAGAGTCATTCCTTCTTATCACATACACACCGCTGTCACCATCGCCCGTATAGGTCTGTCCCTTTAGGGTAAGGCTCTCAACCTTTTCCTCCAGCTCCCCGATACGAGAATAGGCGGCGGTTTCCCCGACAGTATATATAGGGGAATCATAAGCTAAATCAAGATTGAATTCAAATCCGATAACCCTTGACTGTCTTCCGTTCTCGAAATAAGCCTTGTTGATAAGGTTGACCTTTTGACCGATGCTATAGAAATTATGAACGCCATCCTCACGGTATGCGTCATTTGACATCATCGTGCAGCCATAGGTACTCGGGTCTATCTTGGATTTGGCAGCGTACTTTTCAGTCTTTTCCTTCAGCTCCTGCTCGGCGGCATCCACAAGCCCAAGTTCGGTTATTTTCGTGCTGTCCCAGCCGGAAAGCACATATTCATCTCCATCCTGGGGAAAGAGTACATCACCGGGAAGCGGTCTGCCATAGTCCTCATTCCTGACTATCTCCCAAAGCTGTGCCTCAGGGTTCCATCCGCCATCCTCCAATTTCTCCGGCTTTCCCTCAGGATTGAACTTCACGGCGAACTCCAAACCGTTGAGAAGCCCGGACGCGAAACGTATCCTCAGCTCCTGACCGGGGAGGATATATTTCTCGGAAAAGTTAACACCCGTGTCCCTAAAGCGGTAGGCATTCCATTTTTCCTCGGTGGTTGTACCGTCCTCATTCTCCACCTTGTCCGTCACTTCGATAGTGGTGACATCCGACATGATGCCCGTTCTTCGGGGATAGACTTCATCGAAGATAACCACCTGCTCGACGGCTTCCTCGGTAGTCATATCAGGATAAGCGTCAATGTAAGGAGTGCCTTCGGGAAGCATCAGCCTGCGCTGCACCACGCCGTTCACAACCACGGTCTCGTCAACCGGACGGTAGTCAGATGGGATATTCTTTGTTGAACCAAAAGCGTAGATACGGGTGGCATAAGTGGACCGGGATTCAGACTGTGACATTTCCTGCACGTTTTTCCCGATTTCGAAATCCACCGCGTCACCGGACTCACAACGCCCGAAATGGATGATGTTTTCAGTCACCCAACATTCGCAATCCCATTTTTTCGCCATCTCAAAACAAGCGTCAAGGATGTTGATGTTATCGTAACTCATCAACTGGGACTTGTTTTCGACTGTGGAATCAATGGAGAAAACAAAATCCTGTCCTTTGTATGTGTAACCAAGAGCTTTCAAATTTCTAAGGACTATACCGGCTTGTACGTCAAGCGGGGCGGTCAGGTTCCAGGACGCTTCCTGTCCGGCCGTCTCCGGGGTATATTTGAAGATTTTGTTTTTCCATTTCCAGTAGTAGGCGTCAAGTCTTAATTCGTAATCGTAGCCGGCGGTATTGGTGTTGAATGCGGGCTTCTGCAAGTCGCACATCTCGAACAATCCGAAGTTACATTCCACGTATGAGCCAAGTTTGAAATATATGGGATTCTCTAAGGAGAACTTTAACATGATGTAGTCCTCCTTCATCAGAGTGAACTTACGCTTGCAGCCTTCATTGATCAAAGTTGTAAGCTGGATAGCACCGGATATGTCTTTGATGTCGATTTGTTCCATGTCTTCAAAGTTCGGGGATAAAAAAAAGAGTGCCCAATTTTGAGCACTCACATACACGACAATAAAACCAATGTCGTGAATTAGCTTCTGTTTGCCGGATTTGGCTCGTTAAACTTGGCTGAAATTTTTCCGAAAGTTCGGTCTAAACTCTGTGCGTAAGTGACACTCTTGCCAGTATAAATAAGATGGTAAACCTCGCTACTATTAGCAGGAATCTGAATATCAACCACACCTTTATACAGCTCATCAAAGAAAGCTTTCTTCTTTGCTTGATAATCAGACTGAGAATTACTCTCGATAGTGAACGAAAGAGTTATTTCCCTCTCATCGACTTTAGGATTATTGATTATTACCCGTTTCCCATGTTCAAGTCGGCTTTTGTTCTCAATAAAATCCTTCATGGAAGCGGATGCCCCAATAACATCAAGAAACCCCTCTCCCATTCTCACACCCCATGTTGTATAAGCGTTTTCGCCATTAATTAATAATTCATCCATAGACTATAATTTTGCTGTATTCTTTTTAACTTCTGCTATATCTCTTTGCATCTGTTGAATAGGTTTGACGATTGCCCCTGTATTTTCTGAAATCTGTACCAATTCAAGATAAGATTGTGCTATCAAATCTCGCGTATCATCAGCGATATTCCTTGTTTCCGTATTTATGGAAAGTAGAGCATCTGCTTTTACTGTCAGTAGATTAAGTGATTGAGATTGAATAATATTCTGATTCTTTATCTCTTCTCCTGCAATCTGCAATGCTGTAAACCGCCCGTTCAACTCTTCGCCGGTATCTTGAGACATGGTTTGGAAACCTTTGCTGCTTGCAGACTGGGAAGCTGCTTCCTGTGAAATCTTGTCATATCCGGTTGCTGCGGCAAGCTCGTCACGGAGCTTCATGGCTTCGTCCACATAACCCATGTATTCATCCATCAGCTCCTTACGCTCATTATTATCAAGCGTACCATCATCCTTCATGGCTTCACCGAATTTATCATACCATGTCCTCAGTTTGTCACTAAACTGTTCACCGATGGCATTTGACAGCATCGCCTGCATGAAATATTTGGATATGTCATCAGCAAAATCCTCCGCACTCTTCTCCATATCCATCAGACTGCTTATAAAACTGTCATACATGGAATCGAATGACATTCCGATCAGGCCCTCATAAAGACTGTCGGTCAGTTCTTCCAGTTTTCCTGCCTGCTCTATATAATCATCCAGCTTGTCGGTAACACGCTCACCGTAACCTCCCTTACCGGAAGATTCCATGATATCCCATAACCATACGTCCGACCGTAGAGCCTTCATCTGTTCGGGGGTCAGATTCCACAAGGAATCGGTGCCGGAGAAATCCTGCATGCCGGTAGCTTTTCTTGCGTGTTCCAGCATTTCATCCGTCCATTTCAGATAATGCTGCCAGCTGCCGTGGCTCTTATGATATCCGGCTTGCTCCTTTGCTATTTGCAGATAGTTTTTATTGACTTCCTCCTGATACTTTACAGCTTCCCTGTAAGATTCAACCGATTTCATTCCCTTGCTTGCCTTCATCTCGTCAGTCAGATCCTCGATGGCCGTTTGCAAAGTTCCATTCCTGTCCGTCAGCCTGTCTATCGTTTCCTGTACTTCCTTGGCGTTTCCACCTATTCCAAACAAGGAGTTGAAGCCTCCGAATGAGATTGCGTTCAGGATGTTTCCTATGCCGTTCCTCAATGACTTGCCGATTGTGACAAACAAATCCCCTGACAAGACATCACCGATAATTCCACTGACAGCGTTCAGAACAGCATCAAGCAGACCACCGACAAGATCACTTAATCCGTCTTTGAGTACGTCAATGATGGACAGAATCCATCCGACAATGGGGACCTCCTTAAGAGATTCTGACGTTTTTCCTATGACATCCTTGAATCCGTTCACGGTTTTGATAATTCCGCTATATGCGTTATACAATCCACCGGATGAAATCTGCTGCAAGCCTCCCAACAAATTTTCCATGCTTGCTTTCAGTATGGTGGCAGTATCAGTCACATTACGCTGGGCCTGATTGGCGATATCAGTCTGTGTCTTCACATTGGCGGATGCAATGTCAGCATTCTGCCGTGCTGTTTCAAGAGCGTTTGCTGCGGCTTGTTTCTCACTTTCCGTTCCGCCCTTCTGCGCTTTGGTGTAATCATCCTGTGATTTCTTTAGTCTTTCCAAAGCAGCTGTTTCAATCCCTATGGCACTGATACGATTCTGTTCTGCTATTTGATAGGCTTTTACATCCTCTCCAAGTTTCTTGAAGTTGACTCCACTTGTACCACCCAAAGACTTTTCCATCTGGCTGATGGCGTCAATCAATGATTTTTGGCTTGCCTGATCGGAGTTCTTGAACTTGTCAGTCCGTACATATTTTTTCGCTTCGTCCAAGGCAGGCTTTATCATGTCGGAAAACATGGAACCAAACTCACCGAACACAGTACCCCAATCTATATTGGCTTTTATGGCTTCTGTTTCCTTGTTCTGTATGGCAACATCACGTTGTTTCTCCAGTAACTTTACTTGTGCACTATTAACACCGTTTTCTTCCTGTGCTTTCCTTATTTTTTCCGCATACTCTTGGGCGATAGCCAATTTCTGCTGCTGGAACGTGCCATATTCTTTCAAGTAGTCGTTCAAAGCCTGTTGTTCGGCTTTCAGCTGTCCTTCAGTTACATCGGAAATATCTTTATCTCTCATACTTTCGGCATTGGTATAAGCTTCTGAAATTTTCTGTGCCTGCTTGTCGGTCAGCTTACCGTTACCGGCTTTGCTCCATTCTTCCTCCTGTTTTCTTATCGCATCAATCTGTTTCTGATAATCAAGGTCAATCTGTTTCAACTTCTTTTCCGTGCCTTCTCTCATCAGGTTGATTTCATCCTGTTGGTTTTTGAAACGGAGTTGGAGAAGTTCCTCGAAAAGCTGTTCTTGTTGTTTCAATAATTTCTCTGCTTCTTCTTGACGTCTTTTCCTTTCTTCTTCACCAATCTTTGAAGAATCTTCATTCGGGTTGAATATCAAATCATTAACATCTATGTTTTGTGCTAATTCATTTTGAGATTTATTTAGCTCGTATATTTCACGTCTAAGTTTAGCAATGCCTTCATCTATTTCTTCGACCTTACCCAAAGCTGCACCAACCATCATTTGTTGACCTGCATACATATCGGGATTCGCCTCTCTGTCTATTTTATTTCTTAATTCAATCTGTTTGTCAAGTTTTAGTTGTGCATTTTCTCTTTTAGCATATTCTTCTGTTATTTTAGCCTCATTTTCCAATATTTTTTTAGCATTCTCTGTCATTTTATCCTGTGCAGCCCTCGCACGTGCAGATGCAATAATCGAAGAAGTAAGTCTTGCATAAGCGTCAGCTGCCTTTCCCGTTAGAATTTCTTCTTCTGAAAGATTTTTGAAGAAATCAGGATATGATTTTTGTAGCTCATCAACAGCTTTTTTTCTTTCACGAATAGGCTTTGAAGCATTTTGAGTAGCTTTATATAATAATTCCAACTTTGTTATTTCGGATTGAGCATTTTGAACTCCTTTTAATTGAACGTCATTTAGTTGTTGTTGAATATCAACAAGAGATTTCATGACATTCTTAGCATTAAACAGCCCTGCAACCCAATCCACCACCTTATCGCCATAAAGAGTAAGCAATGTAATACCAACCGTTAATGCAGTCTGCCATGAGAATAAAGAAGAGGCAACCTGTTTCCACACCGGAGTAGCAGACTGCCCCGATTTTTTCAACAAATCATATTCGATACGTGCACGCTTAATTTCATCGGCTAAAATTGGAAGGTTGTTAGAAATGGCAGAAAAAAACACTTTCGGACCGTAAGCCAAAGAAGGAAGTTCGCGTCCTACTTGTTGGATAGACATACTAAGTCCGTTCCACTGCTTGCCATAATTACCTACATTGCGTTGGTGGTTGCCTATTGTCGCATCAAGCTCCTTAATTTTTGCATCAGCCTGATTGATAGAAGCAAGGAGTTCTTTTCCAAAAGGAGAATTACGCTCTTCTTCCGTCAGTTCACGATAAGCAATTCTCATCCTTGACAAAGACTGCGACAGTCCTTTCATAGAAGTGGCGGCAACATTATCCAACTTGACATTATTGTTCAGAGTTTGCCGTACCTCTGCCAAAGCCTCCTTATGTGTCAGCAGGGAGTTGTTCAGTTGTTCAAGCCGTTTTCTTTGCGCAGAGGACAAAGAAGAATACTCACCTTGCGACTTTGTTATCTTTTTGATTTCGGCATTAATCAAACGGATAGCGTTCATTTCCTCTACCATTCGTTTGATGTTCTCTTCTCTTGTGCCAAGAATGCCGTTTATTTCGGTTTTTAAATCATCATAAGCCTTTGCTTGCGCCCGAACACTTTCCGTTTCAGCCGTATTTGTTTGCCTTGCAGCATCTCCATTCTGTGCCGGATCAGCCGTAGGTTTAGATACAACCTCTTGTGCTTTGACAATCTTTTCGGTTGCTTTATTGATTCGACTGACAGAAAGCATAATCTTTCCTTCCGCTGCCGCAATCTTATCCACCAATACATCATATTGCCCAAGCAAAGAGGTAAGTTGTGATTGCAATCCTTTCGCTATATCAATATCCACTTTAATATTAATACCCATCAATGCTTTTTTGACATTTTCTATCTCGTTCTTCAGTTTGCGCAACTTCTGAACATCACTGTCTACATTTGAAATAATGCCTGCCATATCTATAATTTTTTTTCTATTTGTCTACCTGCATATAATATTGCTGAATCTAATACATCATACCCTTTTGAACGAACGAATGAAGCATAAGGCATACCATCCGCCAAATAAAGCCCGTCTTTTGGCTTCTCTGAATAGATTAGTAGATTTTCCGTTTCGCTTTTCGCTTCAGGATGTGAAGTGTCAGCTACTACTTCCATCCATATTATTTGCCCATCTTTCACAACGCAAGCCCCCGGAGCATTACGCAAGTTGAAAGTATGATTCTGATATTCTTTCAATCCATTACTACCACGAGCGTTTTGCGCAATGCGAATGCAATTCTTACCTATCTCAATAAGTTTTGAGTAATACTCATCTTCCGCTTGCCGGATAAGTTCTTCCAATCCTGAAATATCTCCTTTAAAGTCCATTTTTCTTGTTAAAGTTACGGCATAGCCAAATTTTAAGATGATTATTTTCAGTGAAATATGCAACAATCGGGCTATTGTGGTAAAATAATTGTGAAGGTAAATATTGGAAACTTATTTTGCTATTTCAGAGATTGCAAAAGAACGACAATGGAAGAATTGTCGTGAGAAAGTTTGACGGAATATGTTTTTGGGGTAGTTTTGTCACTAAAACAATTATACAATATGAAAAAAAGGATAAAGTATGCAGTTATCACAATATTGGCGGTATTTATAGCTGTCAATATTGCAGATTTCATCATGTTTCAGAGGTTCAAATCTATCTGCAAACAAGAAATGTCTATATTAAATAGAGAAGACTCTTTTAGTGATGAAAATAATAAAAAATTAAATGAACTGATTTCTGAAAAAGGAATGATTATTTCTATATCAAATAATCCTATTTGGGATTTTATATCAGTTATTCCCAAGTAACTAATAGCGCACCCCGACTTAACGAGGTGCGCATTATTATTTAAGCAGCATCTTTACCTAAGAACTTTTCTACGAAGTAAATTTGCCCCTTACCAGTCACTTTGGTAGTAGTAGTGACCAATACAGAGCCGTCCGGCTTGGTGATGGTGGTTTTCTTCAATTCAAAAAGCCCCAATTTCATAGCTTTCTGCGTTGGCTGATTGTAGTAGTCACCCTTTTGGCAAAGATAACCATTCTCGCGCATCCAGCTAAACAAACGGTTCTGACCGATATTCACTCCATTTTGTTGCAGTATCTTTGCTAATTCAGCAACCAAGCAAGAACGTTGAGAAGTTGAAACGGCATCGGCAAAAAGGACTTTAGGTGCATCTTTCTGAATCTTCTGTTCGGCTTCGATACGCTTCTGTTTTTCTTCTTTTAAGTTGGTTGCAAGCTGAATCAGAAAATCGGGTGAGGTCAAAGCCTTTTCAAGTGTATCGCTGGTCATGTATGCACCATGTTTGCGGATTGAGGGCAAAACTTCATCGCAAACCCAATCTTGGAACTTTTCGGCATCCGGCAATTTAGATTTCATAGTCAAACGATAAACCTCGCTTTCCTTGCCGTACTTTATGTCTTGTACACCGCCATTTGTGGGGGTCGGCAAAATAACGACCCCTTTACAGTGTTGATTTACAGCATCGGCAGGTCTGCTATACCCAAGGGCTTTTGCAACATCTGCCAAACAAAACAAAGGCTCATTACTCTCATTCATCGCGATTCTTACTTTTCCGAACTGCTCATTTTGGAAAATCTGAATATTATTCATACTTTTACACAGTTTAAAAAATTAGACCCCACCAAAGGCAAGCTCCTCACTTCTTACCAATGGCGGGGTTATATTTTCAGCTGTGAGGATAGCTGCGTTGTTTCTGTTTGCAAACTTATTATATAATCGTGTAAGAGAGAGATTTTTATTTTACCATAACACGACAATCGTTTCATTGTCGTGAAGTTTTTGGTGGTGGTCTCGTTTTCATATGTTTCATACTTATTTAGTCAATACATTGTCTATCAATCCACGAAGTTCTTTCAGCTCTTCTTCGGTCAATCCATACACATTACCCAATGCTGAAGGTTTTTCAATCTTTAAACCGTACTTTACCCCCCCCTGCTGTTTCTCTTTGGGTAAAATGGCGATAGCAAATCGTTTACTCATTTTCTTGTTGTTTTTGATTTATAACTATGTTTTTAATCTCTCATTTGGTAGCAATTATTGGCGGTGGTCTTGTTTTGAAGTTCATAATCGTATTTATATGCTTGGATATATTCTAAATCCCTCTACCAGTTTCCCTTCAAAATCAGAAATCAACTTGCGTATCTGCTTGTTTTGATTATCAGCGTTTATATAGTGTCCTGCCAAATAATAACTTTCTACATAGGCATTGCTTATTTGGGCAAATATATTGCGCAATCTTTCTTGGAAAGGCAATTTGTCGCAATCATATACGCCTGCCTGTATCTCACCATAAATACCAAATCCGACCCCATTCTCTCTTCTTATTTTTGCTGCTGTTTCTTTCAACCGTTTATTGAAACAATTCAGTTCGGATTTGAATATCTTTTCAGCATACTTGGTGCAATCATTCTTGCGGAGCATTTCTTCCATTTCGTTAAAGGCGTTAATGTACGCTTCTTTGAATTGTGCAGCCACCCTGCCAGTGAACCCCATAGCCAAAAAGGTGAACCCATCACGAGTTAAATAGTACATGGGTCTTTTTTCACCTTTTTTATCGACATATTCAACGGGCGCAAAATTGCGCTGGTTAAATAACTCACTACAATCCAATGATTTAATAGCCCTTAATACATCTTTATGTGCTTTGCCAAAATACTTGGCAACCACCAATGAAGAGGTTACCGCTTGTCCATCTCTTACTTCAATCAAATCAATTTCACATGAAGAAGAATTTTCCATTTTAATAATTTCTGTTCTCATATTCGTTATATTTATGTGTTTATACTATTTCGAGCGCGTTGCCTGTGAAGGTGGTGCGTTCTTTGCTTACCACTGTTTTACTTGTTTTTTCAATTCATCATACTTGCCGTTCATTAGCATTTCGACTTCACGATGAAAGTTTATATCAGTCAAGCGAAACTCTATCAAAGCACGCTTGTACGCATCACCTTTCTTATGATTGTTAATAAGGTGCATCATCTGTTTGCTATCCAAGCCGTAACCGTTTTTGCGATTGAGATTCTTAGCTCTGCACATATCGCTTTCTCTTAGTTCTATTGTTTCCATAATCTTTATATTTTGAGTTATTTCATTTCTACTTTGCTCTGACTTTAATCACCACAATATTGAGAACCCATATACCCACGGCTATTTGAATTGTAGCAGTCAGACCAAGTAATCTTACTATCATTGTAAGATGTACGCTCTACCGGCTTCTGGTTGGCTAACATAGCCTTTATCTTAACTTCTCTTTCTTCTGCAAACTTGATAGCGTCTTTCGCCCAACGCCAAGCGAGTTTCAGGCATTCGCCAAAAGTTCTGCCCATTCTTGAACGGCTATTGTAGAAGCGGTGAGCGTCTTTCGTTATTTGAGATAAGTTGTAGCGTTTCATATATCTATCGTTTTATAACCACGATGCAAATGTAAACCGTTCACTTTAAATAATCAAACAAAATAGAAATATTTCGCTTTACATTAACTCAATTTAAGAATAGCTATCGCTTTACATATTTAAAAGTATGTATATTTGCACAAAATATAATTTAGAATAGTTATGGCTTTACGAATAAAAGAAGTTATAAAAGAGCAAGGAACAACTGTTCAAGAGCTTGCTGATAAGATGGGAATATCCAGAGTAGGATTAAGTCAACACATAAATGGCAATCCTTCAGTAGAAGTATTAGAACGAATAGCATCTGCTTTGAATGTTCAAGTTTCAGACCTTTTTGAAAAATCTTCCGATGAAGTTATAGGAGCTGTTCGCATAGGAGATAGCACTCACGTTATCAATAGTAAGGATGATATTAAGAAGTTAGCGGAAAAATTATAAAACCAAAATCCAGAACTTTACTCATAATCTCTTTGTTCAATGAGAATAAGAAGGCATTATTTGTTATAACTATAATTTTATAGCTATATTTGCTGCTGAATATTTTCTTATTTTTAAGAAACGACTCAAAATCATTAAAATGGCACATCTAAAAGTAATAAATTTCGGAGCTATAAAATCTGCTGATATTGAAATAAAAAAATATAATTTTTTTATCGGTCATACATCAAGTGGAAAGAGTACAATTGCAAAGCTTATCGCAATATTCAACAATTCTATATTTTGGGCTATCAAAGAAGGAAACTTTAAAGCATTCACCAACTTATTAGAAAAATACAATATAAATTTTTCATTCGATTCATCCACAAAAATTCAATATCGTAATGAAAAATACATTTGGGAAATAGAATTAAATAAATTCCATAGTAATTATAAAGATGCAGATCTCATGGAGATGGCTAACACATCTGAGTCCTATGATTTCATATTAAAATTTATAGAAAAAAAAGAAAGTGAATCGTCATTAAAAGATTTAATAGATGCTCTAAAAAATTCCATAAAAGACGATAAGCTAAAGAAAGAAAATGCATTTTTCTCAAACTTCATTAAGCCACTTTTGATGAGCGTCATTTATGAAGAGTGTATTCCTGTATACATACCAGCTGAAAGATTGTTAATTTCAACATTTTCTAATAGCATATTCTCTTTATTACAGGCAGGAGCTAGTATTCCTGATTGTATAAAGGATTTTGGAAGTTTATATGAAAAAGCTAGAATGCAATACAAAAATATTGATATAGACATACTAAATATTCAAGTATCTTTTAATAATAATGGCGATACTATATATTTAACAAATGAGCATAAGGAATTAAAGTTATCCCAAGCTTCAAGTGGAATTCAATCAATCATTCCCCTATGGACTGTATTTAATCAGTATGTTGAAAGCAAGAAAAAACAAATGTTAGTTATAGAAGAACCAGAATTAAATTTATTCCCTTCTACTCAACATTTCCTAATTGATTGGATTATGAGAAAAATGAGAAAGTCAAATGGAAGTATTGTGATTACAACACACAGCCCTTATGTATTATCAGTAGTAGATAATTTAATATTTGCACAAGAAGTATTAAAGAAAAGCAACAACAAAAAACTTGTTTTACCTAAAATAAAAGAACTCATTCCCTCAATGGCTCTGATTGATTTTGATGATGTATCTTCTTATTTCTTTCATTCAAATGGAACTGTTAAAGACATAAGAGATACTGACATTAAATCTTTAGGCGCAGAATATATTGACGAAGCGTCCAACGAACTAGGACATATTTTTGATGAACTTTGTAATATCGAAAGAGATGGGTTGTAAATGCTTTGAAAGAAAAACTCAATTTACGGACACTACATCTTTTGATGACAAATATAAGTTATCTAAATGTAGATGTACTTCACGTTTCACTGTTGGCGAGAATAAAAGTAAATTCACTATTGTATCTAAGCAGGTTTCTGAAGTTGACAAAATAAAAATTGACGGTTATTTTGACAGTTCATCGAAACATAGAAAGTGTGACTATTTATTTGTATATACACCAACTTCGCCTTCCAATTGTATTTATATTTTTGTAGAACTAAAGGGAACAGATATAGCACATGCTGTAACGCAAATTGGCAATACAGTGAACTTATTCTACAATCAAGGGTATTTAAAAGATAAAAAAGTTATAGGAGCTATTGTTAGTTCGCGGCATCCATCAAACGATGGTACGTACCGCAAAGCAAAACAAACTCTAGAAAAATCACTTTCATCAAAAATAAAAGATTTTCGTATAGAAAAAAAGAATAGAGAAATGACTTACGATCCTACTCATGATAAAGTTATTTAGTTAAAGCCGGATTTCTCCGGCTTTTTCTTTACTCACCATTCAGCCCCACATAAGACCTACGCGAGAACTTACGGGCGTACTGTCTGTCGGTTAATTCACCGAAATTACCTACACGAGAATGAATATTGCCAGCATACTTCCGATATGCGGCATTAACTCTCTTCATTCTTGCATCAGAAATGTTAGTCTGCGCTAATCTCCATCTCTGTGCCGATAAATCATCTAAACTTTTTCTTCTTTTGATTCAGCTTAAAATTTTAAAAGTTAAACAATATAATTTCGCCATATCTATTTCTTTTTCCTACGATTAGCCAATTCCTTACCGCTGATTCTATTCACCTTTTGACCACTTACGGTATGAAGTTTATCCCGTTGCATCATCAGCAGATTCCGATAAGGGATAATCTCAAACACTTCTGTATAACTCAGATGCAGCGTGTCAATCAAATGGGCTATCTGCCCGAAGAACGTTGTGTTTCCTACTGTTTCGGTCTTGCTGCCAGCATCGACACGTTCCTCATCGAGCTGACACACTGAAAAGCCGAAATATCCATCATAGAGAAACAGACTTTCAAGGCATCTTTGACTTCTTCAAAAGTGCCGTTCTCCAATTCTTTGACCAAACTATCATTCCCGCAGATGAAGCATGAAATACCTTTCAGCATATCTTCAGTAGCTTCAGGAAGCTCTTTAATAGCTTCCATGACATTATCTCCAGTCATGCCGATATTGGAAAAATGATGAATGGCACGACAGATAATTTTAATTGTAGGAGGTTTAATGGTATAAACCATCCCTCCTATCTCCACATTCATGAAATCCAGCCCTAACAAAGCATCAGAAACCGTTTTTGCTGCTTGATTCATATTCTTAAACTAAAAGGGGGAATGGTATATATCCATCCCCCGGTTATCACTCTTGTGCTTTTACCAATGTTATCTCTTTTTTAAGAGTGGTATCAACTTCAGAAGGAGTGGTTTTAATATCTCCTGACTGAGTGACGTACCCCACTTTCGACACTTCATAGTGAACGGTAGCCCCAGCATTCACCTGCTTTGACTTGACCGTTGCACCGTCCAGCTTTACGGTCGCATCGGAAGGAGTAGGTACAATGGTTACTGTAGTTCATGCCTGCAAAGCTTTAATCTGCCCTTCTTCATAGTTATACTCAGAAGAAACACCTTCGATTCCCGGTTCCTGCACCAAGCCTTTTACAGCGATTGCAATTGCCTTATCCGTATTGGCTTCACGGGAAACAATACGGCATTTTGGGAAGATGAACCAAACATCATCATCGGTCAGACAGAACAATGCTTTGTTGATAATAACTTTATCCAAAGCACGCTTCCAACCTACATCTTTAGATGTTGCCTGAATAACATCGCCACCCATGAACGCTTTCTTGGTCTTCCAGTCATATTGTCCGATAGAGAAAGCGGGCGATACTTCTCCCGGCACATCATCGTAACGGTAATTCTTTCCCGTTAATTGGTTCTTGTACCCGGTGACAGAGGCTTCCGTTTCCTCAATCTGCCACGTTTCCCCGTGTACATTCAAAACCTCATCTTTCGCTTTGATAGCGGCTTGAATCAAAGTCTTTGCGATTTCGGGGGTAATGTCTGCCGTTACCTTATCAATGTCGGCAAACAAGATTCTTTTTATTCCTACTGCTGAAATCATAATCTTATAGTTTTACATTTATTACTTCAAATAAAATTCTCACATTCACGTAATGGCATTTCAAAGCTGCATCCGCTTCCGCGCCAATTGATTCGATAGAGTAACGATAGGTTGTACCGTCATAGGTGCTTACTACATCATCAAGCAGCTTGCCAGCCTTTCTTTCAAGTTCGTTAAGCCGGATTGTGTTCGCTTCATTCTCGCTTAAATTGGGTACACATAGATTCACTTCTGCGAAAGATTTCTTCCAATACTTTCCCGGCTGTTGTTTCTTCGTGTGGATGACAATCCTTTCGGACTTCAATTCACCCGTCAACGTTTCACCATCAGGCACTATATCTATTCCGAAAGCCTTGCAGTCCCGATAGAGAATGTTTCCTATGTCGGTAGTTACTATCATTCCACAATCTCCCAATCTTCTGCAAATACATCACTGATAGACGGAACCCATGAATCAGCGCGTCCGGTATTCTCGTTGTAGATAAGACACTGGCTTGTATAGTCAATAAATCCCTTACCTTTCAGAATAAGGTCTTTTGCCGATTGGGGAAGCGATTGCATCTTAGGGATGATGTCGCTTTCGATATGAGCTGGCACTTGTTTGAATACCATCAAACCTTTACCGTTCCAACCACTTCTACGAACAGCCCCACCTTGTTTTAACACTTCGATAGCATCACCGAAACAGATAGGAGTTTCTTCCTTGACTTCTCGATATGATTCTTCAAACAGTTTTTTGGGTGACCAACTTTCATAGCCATATTCAGTACGAGTGTGATATCCTAGTTTATAAGACTCATTCTCTTCTATTTCACTTTTTACCAAGCCTTTACTGCAAGCTTCACCCAATGTCATAGGTTCTGCTTCAATCTGTTTTGTTCCAATGTACTTTTTCATTTTTCAAATTCTTCTTTTAATCGTTTCTCCGCATATAAAGCAGCACTACTCAAAACATCATACCCTTTAGATTCTACGAATGATGCGTATTCCGCTTCGTTTTTCAATGTCAAACCGTCTTTATCGACATCGTAATCATTGGACGTTCTCAAAGTGAGTGTATGGTCTTGATAATCCCCATGTTCCTCTGCGTACTTCACGGCTTCATCGCCTACATCAATCATCTTCTTTTCGACCTCCCATTCTCCTTCATCGAAAAAGGAGTCGACATCTGAGAAATCGAAATCTACATCCATAATTCCGAGTAGTTAAAGTAGTTTGTACTCTTTACCGTGTAGACTTCGCCTTGACCTCTTACGCTATCACCATCCATGCAACGTACTTCATCACCAGCCTTGACAGTAATTCTCTTCTCGCATACCACATGATAATTCGGACGATACACAGAGCCGTTATCAGATGAAAACTCTTTGGTAGTGTTATCATCACAACGGCATTTGCACACCTCCTGCCAGCTTTCACCACCTGTTCCGGGAATAGGTCTGCCAAACTCATCCTTATCCATTGGGGTGATAACTTTTACCTGCAATATGTGTGGGGCGAATATCATAAGAAAGTCACTTTAGGCTTATCACTCAATTCGTCTTTCAAACCGTACCGCTTGCACAGAAATGAATAGTAATCCTTAATGCCTTGAATGTTCCAAGACATAGAAAAACCGCTTTCGCTGATGGAAGTGGCACGAAGCAATAGAGAGGGGATGAACTTCGCAATTGCCACCGACACCCGTGTTTGGCAATCCTCGTTCATCTCACCCCCTCCGCTTATCTTTGCGTTCAGACATATATCGAAAAGGTCAGCCTCCGACAAGTTAACGCCGAAGGTCTGAAACTTCTGTAATATATAATCGTTTACTGTCATGCGTTCATCTCACTCAAATCGAAGTTCACAATCAGGTTCGGGTTCGCAATCTGCGGAATCCATTCGGCTGTGTATTCCAGATAGCGACCATTGCCGTCCTTGTAACCTGAAATCAGCATATCGCCATCTGCCTGAGTGTAATTACGTCCCGGTACACCATCCACAGCTTCATAAGGAGTGTGGAAGCGCATATAACCGATTTTATCCTGCGGAAGCAGGGAAATACGACCATCTGCATAAATGGGGATATTCTTACCTGTTTGGTCTACCACATAATCTTCCTTGATTTCAATAGCCGGAAGTCCGATACCTGTAAAAATGGTAGAAGCCAGTTGCGAGGTGATAAGCCCGGTAGACATATACATTTCATTGCCTGTAAGCTGCATTTTGAACTTATCTCCAAATTCACTTGAACCGATAATATTCTTGATGAATGTGCCACGGCTCATAATCATCTTGGGGAATGTGCCGTAAATAGATTTCAGCTCATTCAGTTTCTGCTGCAAGTAAGTGACGAAATAGTCTTTATCCTCTGTGTCCGGCTTGATAAACTTAAACGGCAAGTCGATGTTCAATAAGTCAATTCCTCCGGCATTGTCGTCCTTGTTCTTCACGCTTGCTGCTCCAGTCATCAACAGAGAGCCTACGATAATGTCCATACGCTTGTGCGGTGCCAGCAATACCTGACGGTAATCGTCATAGATGAAGTCCACGATGTCACGCATGGCTGCTTTCTGGTCTTCCGGTTTGGCGGCATTATACTTATCTATCAAGTCCTGCAAGTCAGACAAACGGTCGATTGAGATTTGATAGCGGTCACCCAAATAGGCAATCTCACCATATCCGGAACCGATATTCCTGCGTTCACGGATAGGCTTTTCGCCATAACGGGAGTTGATGGAACCAGCCATCACGCCAGTAACCTGACCGATGTAGTCTTTAAATACACGAGTAGTAGTCCTACGGAAGCCCAAATACTGCTGCCAATAAATTGTGTCCTTTCTTGTCTTGAGGACACGCTGAATCACTGCATTTACAATGTTCGGGTCATTAAACAATGTATGAATAGTTAGCATCATATATTAGTCCTCCTTTCTTTATTTTGCCATTATACCTGCGTTTTTCAACGCTGTCAATAATCCGTTAAAGTTTTCTACCGACACCGTACCAGATGCATCATTCACTTTGGCTGCCTGCTTTACACCTCCAAGAGCAGAAGTCGTAGCTGCTGTTAAAATATACTTGTTAGCTTGTGCTGCAACCCCATCCAATTTGGCTTTATCTTCCTTGCTCATCAATCCGTCCCGACTGGAAGAAGCCTTAGGAATTGATACAGTGTCTTTTTCTTGTTTGACATCCTGAGCATTAAACTGGAAGTGCGGCATATTCGCCTTGTCAATATCTGCGAAAGGCATTACCAGCTTGGTCGGTTCGATTTCAAACGCACGCATCAAAAGGGAAACCAATACTATGCCATCCTCTACCTGCTTCCTTTCATACAGAGCTGAATTTGCGATAACTTTGGGCGTTGTACCGTCTGCGGCTGTCGCTTCGTAAAGAACTGTTCCAGCTTCTAGATTTTCTCCAAAGTCTGCCGCTAACGTCAGCTTATCAAAAGCTTTGTCAGCCTTGTCAATAGCGTTGATTGTCGCTCCATGCGCACCGTTACCCAAGTGCATACCTTTGTAAGCCAAAGAACGTTTCTTGATTTTCAATGTGGTATTGGAGCCTGTCGTAAACTTCTCATATACTTCCACACGGATAGCCACTTGGGATGTTTTCTTCACCAAGTCAGCTGCAATCGGTGTGAATGAGGGCAAGTACGAGCCGACAACGAGGTTGGTTGTGTCCAACTTATACGGACCTCTGCGTCTGCGTCCGGTTTCTACGTCGTAGCGTTCTTCCTGCTCAACTTCCGGTTCAAGATTATACTTAAATCCTGCTGCCATAAAATCACTGTTTTTGTTGTTCTACAATTTCTTTAGTGTCGTCTGCAATCATTTTCGCAAACGCCTGAGTTTCATTCTCCAGTTCTTTTTTTGCTGTATCTGGAGGAACTACACCCTTAAAGCCGTCATTCGCAAACTCCTGCTTCAAGTCCTTGAAGTATGCGTCCAAGTCCTCATCGTCCTTAATGGCGCATCGTTTGGCGTAGTTTTCGGGAATACCATACTCCTTTGCCTTTGCCATAATCTGCTCCTGCCGGGTTGCTTGCGACTTTTCCGTTTCAAACTGAGCGAGCTTGTCAGAAAGCGGTTTAACGGCTGCACTCACTGCATTGGCAATGATGGTAGCCATATCATCCGGCTTGTCTTCCGCTTTGGTGGTTGTGGTAGTAGTGGTAGTCTCGACTGGCTTACCGTCTTTAAGGTTATGCTTCTTCTCGTAGTTCTGAACTGACTTGAAAGAAGCATCCCCGGCACGGAAATCACCATAATTTGTTAGCACGTCCGAAAAGCTAATTCCCTCCACAATGGTAGGTACTTGGCCTGCGTCCGTTACACCCTCTGCCTTTTTAGTGGCAATTCGGGCAAGAATAGCAGCATCCACCCCAGAAAACTTGGTTTGAAGGCCTGCTAAGATTTGTTCTAAGATTGTCATACCGTATGAATTTGATTTATAAATTTCTACGGTAAATTTCGGCATTAATAAGCTATGTGAGAAATTATCAGATAGGTGATACACGACAATGAAACGATTGTCGTAAAATGGTATAAAAAAGGCGTGAAACCGAATGAATCACGCCTAAATATTCTTCTTATGAACTAATCAGAAACCCAACATCGCGGCTGGAGGTATATTCAACACTCGACATAGCAACCTCGCAATTTTGAGGGTCGGTTCCGAACGTCCAGAAATATAGTCATTCACACGCGATGGACTTATTCCAATCTCACCAGCAAGTTGCTTTTGACTCATCCCTTTCTCTTCAAGAGATAGCTCTATCAATTCCGCAACAGTCGGTTTTTCTATCGGATAATGTTCTTTTTCGTATGCTATCACAATATCGGACATAACTGTAAGCTCCACCGCATTTTTATCGTTTGCAGGGGTATTATCATCAACCAATGGCAGAAGTTCCTCTACTCTTGCCAAAGCAAATTCATATTGTTCTTTACTAACTTTATTCATATCCTGTATCTTAAATGGTTGAACAATCTATTTTATCATATTCTTTATGGGTACACACTTTCCGAATAAAAATATAGCCCATTGTAAACTTTACAACTACTATCAGTCGATAATTGTTACCTCTAATATTGAATACATAGTGCTGGTTGCCTACATAATCAGCAGCAGGAAAATCTACTTTAATGTCTGATAGGTTCTTCCATTCAGCTTTTTCCGCTATATCATACCAACGTTCTAAAGCTATGCGTGAATCTTCATAGCCTTTCGTTTCGTAGAACTCTTTCAATTTCTTATGTGATACAATTCTCATATCTCATTTATTTGATGCAAAAATATGAATTAATTTTGAATTATAAAATTTTTCCAAGAAATATATTCTATAATATAGAATTTAGCAATAAAAAAAGCGGAACTAAATTAGCTCCGCTCAATAGTACTATAAAAACATGAAGTAATGAATTATCCCTTGAAGTTAGGAAACGCTGCATTACTATTCTTTGCCCCTTGTTCCTCCTTGATTTCTGCAAGTTCCTCTTCTACCCTATCAGCATTTCCGGCAAACATGATTCCCTCACGCGTTGACCAGATGCCACCACTGACAGCGGAAACGGCAGTAGTCACCTTATCATTCAAATCATCAATCATATATGGAACCAGTTCTGTTTCTATGTCAATGGTCTGCGATGCCTTGCTAAACTCGGTTGGATTGATAGAGCCTAAAGCGGAAACAATGAAATTTACTCTCCGCTGCAAGAACTCACCGATAACCTCACCGTGATTTTCTACCGCCATATGTGCACCCATGAACATAAAGCGGAAAGCGGTTCCTGATGCTTTGCCTACCCCCTTCAACGTCTCAAAGGATATTCTTGGAGTGTTTGACATATCATAAGCCATATTAGTGAGTGTTTCTGCTTCAAATTTTACGGTATCTGGCACCTGATTCCATGTTAAATATCGTGCACCAGCCCCCTCTCCTTCCAGTTTTACCATTCTATCCTTTGTCTTACCAGTGAACCCTATCACTTCACCAATTAATTCCAAAATGGGGAAAAAATGATAGTCGATACAATCAGCATAATTGGATAATAGTTTCTCCAACCGGACCCGGAAGGTCTTTATCTTCTTGCAATAAGGTTCAGGACGATAAGCATAGAGAACCGGTAGTTTTGGGAATCCATGAGCAAAAGGAGTTCTTTCTTCATATCCTTTAGACAAATCCCATTGATAAACCATTTTGTCCGTGATAGTCATAAAGCAGATGACCTCCGAATCATCCATGAGCTTCTTTTTATACTCACGTGAGAAAGCAATCATTTTACCTTCGTCGTTAAAGAACGGGTATAGCTTATCACCTCTGAATGGAGACCATAACACGCTTTTCAGTTTCTTGGTGGGCTTGACCTTGCCACCGAACGTAGTCTTAACTTTCTTCCAAAACTTTGCCCAAAACGAATCATCATCGGTAACATACCAATATTCTGCCGCTTCTTGTTCGGAGAGCCAGGCACGGACAATCTTCTTGTTTTGGTATTTGATTTTGTTGGATTTAAATACAGCCTTTACCGCATCCAGCAGCTTCTTTTCATCATCATCAGTCGGAGTGCAATCCATAGACGGTTCTGTGCCGACCGTGAAAGCTGTTTGAATGTTCACTATATCTTGTTCCAATGGAATGGAAATACGGTTCACCGGTTCAGTCTTATACTTTGCTTCGATTTCATAAGTCTTACCAGTTTTTTCATCGAATACTTTTTCGGATTCCTTATCAAGTACTTTTCTGTCCGGATACTTCTTTTTGTCAACCATGATTTCATGTCGTTCCGGATTCCAATCATCCCAAAGTTTGCAACGGTCGGGAAGTTCAGTCTTCCTACCTTTCTTCAGGTAGTTTATCTTCTGCCCGATGTCAGGCAATGCTAATATTTCTTCTAAATTCAATGGCATAGTTTATATTTTTAATGTGTGAATATTCCTGTTAAATCTTTCGGCTTCTGAATCTTGCCAAGAAGCTCACCCAATACATAGTAACGTACAGCATCTATACAATTATGCACGAGAACCCCATTAGCGAAGAACTCGTGCATATCTTCAACTTCTATATCATAAACGTTACATATATCTTCCTTTACTATCTCTATCTCTTTCAGCTCTGACGCTTGCAGAATATTGTCCGCTACATCTCCTACAACAAAATTCGGTCTTGCTGTATTTGTTTGCAACAAATTCATTGCCGCACCATTTGCATTTCCTCTTTTCGTTATCAGTCCCTGAATGATACCGATAGGCTGTTTTGCATTTGTTTGAGCAAAACTTATTATTTCCGTTTGAAATGGCAGAGAACTCTTTTCCACACCATTCACAAATGAAGGTTTCCGGCTTTGCATTTGCAAATTGCTCTTTTGCTTTTTTGCTATGCCATTTCCTTCCCTCCTCTGATTTGTGCCATTCAACGGCAAGTTGGCTTGCTTTGGCAATATTCTCTCTTCTCCATGCAAGCAGTTCATTATCTCTACTTTGCTCTTCTGCGTGATGCCGTAAATGTGCGTGCATCTCAACAAGTTCAAGATTGGATATATCATTATTCCAAGTGTTTTCATCTTTATGGTGAACATGATACCCTTTAGGTATTTGCTCATTATAGAATTTCCACACTTCACGATGTAGTCGTTTAGTTCCACGGGAGAAATAACGTTCTCCGGCATATAATTTGTATTCTTTGCCATTAAAGACTTGCACGTATAGAGTACGTCCCCTTTCGTCAGTTCTTGTAATTGCTTCCATCCATTTATAGTTTTAAATTTATGTTCAGGCGTTGCCTTTATTTCAACTATAAAGTTACTAAAAACCAACCGAGTATGCAATATCTTTCTACATCCATTATCAAAGAATTTGTTAACCTTTCTAAAACCGTTTGATGTGAGTACATAATCACCCTTTCTAATCTTATCAATTCGCTTATTCCCTACGCTTGTCATTACAAGAGTCTCTCCTACGAAACAGTGATTGTCATGGTCTTCCGGTTCGTTGATATAGTTCCCGTCCTTATCCTTTGCCCAAACATACTTTCTGAACTCGCTTTGCAAGTTGTACGAGCGTTTGGTTATATAAATCTCCATATCTTTCATTTTGTCAATTCCGGCATTGATAGAGCCTGCACCTTTCTCTACGGCATATATCTTGATTCCTCCGTTGTGTATCTCTTGAATCAAACGTGGGTCTGCGCTGTCAGCAATGACTTTCAATCCCCACGGGCGAAGAGTCTTGATGATGTCAGAAGAAAGCAATCCAGTACGGTAATCCACTTCATCCAAGTAAAGGGCGTTATCAACGATACCACAACGAATGGAAGCAGACGGGTCATGCGTATAACCGAAGTCTTGCCCGAAAGCAATTTTCTTTGCCCAAGCCGGGAACTCGTCAACAATTCCCCACTTCTTGAACACAGCACCTTCTGCAACGTCAGCCCACCGGCCGATAACCACATGAGCATACTTTTCAGGATTACTCACCTTCATATCTTCCACCTCTTTCAGGAACTCAGGAGAAAGGTTATCCAAGTTATCAAAATACGTAGTATGGATATGGAGCACATTCGGATGAGTGGAAACCTGAACCTGCACACCGTCAATCTCTACCAGCTTGTGAGTTTTCTCAATGTATTTCTTGTAGATGAAGTGATTGGAATCGCATGGGTTCATTATAATGATAATCCGGTTCTGAATACCCTTCTTGCGAATGGAGAGCATTATCTTGTCGAACTCATCTTCGCTTGTCCACTCTTCCGCTTCATCACAGACAAAGGTTGTAATGCCTTGGATAGATTTCAGTTTGGCTGTCTGGTTCCCGGAAGAAGTCTTGATACCCCGAAACATGATACGACTGCCGGTCATGCGGTTTACTATATCTGTCTTGGTAGTCTTAAAATATTTAGTTGTTCCGTCCAAATCTATCTTTTCCATCATCTCTGGAATAATAGACATACCAGCCGACACCATTGTGTAACGGGTATAAAGAATCTGATGGACTATTTTCTCTGTAGGAGTCATTTCAAATGTCAGCCGCTCAATGAAAGTAGAAGCATTGAAAGACTTTCCTGAGCCACGACCTCCAGTGATGAGAATGATAAATTTCTCGTCATCGGTGTATAACGGATGATATATCTCTTGGGGAACAATCATTTCAACTTGTCTTTAATCCACGAATCAATATTGATTCCGTGTTCAATATCTTTAGGTATATCGGCATCTTCATCTTGTCGGCGTTCAACCTTTCTCCATTCTTCATCATGATGGTATAACCAAACGGACATTGCCTGAAGGTTTGGAGCCAGTTCACTTTCACTTACCTGAAGTTCTTCTTCACCAGTCAAGTTGCCTTCTTGGTCTTTCAGTTTTCTTACCACGGTGCTTTTGGTTTTTATGCCACCGAGAGCCATTGCAAGGAATTTAGCCCTTACAGTGGCATTGATTGTCGCGCGCCCACGCGCTAAGACTTCGGATATTTCGGTGTACTCACTTTTCTTTTCGCAGAATGTTTGAGGCAAAATCCCTATGGCATAAGCAATTTCCTTGTCAGTGAATCCCTTTTTGGCATACGATTCCACGAGAGAAAGAAATTCCTCGCTTGTATAATCAAACTTAGGCTTTCTTCCTCCTTTACCTTTTCTATTTTGAGATTCACTATTGCTCATATTACTTCTTTAATTTTCCACATTTCTCACATTGTTCATACCTGAACTCAGAGAACATCACACTACCTTTCCAAACATAATGATGAACACAAAACAGGTTTTGCTTTAGAACATTCCTTATCCAAAGTATAAAATCGCCAATCATAATTTTAACCGTTATTGTTACCCATATATACACGGCGAGAAATTGGCTTGTTTCCATAGACATCAACCCCTCTTTTTGAGAAATAGCTATCTATTTTCTCAGCATATCTTCCCATTATGGATTTCGTTCTATCCCTTATGTTTCTTTGTCTTGCAGAACCTAACCCGTATTGTCTTCCAGCGTTGTACATTATTCGTCTGGACTGCTGATATAACTGGCTATATGTTTTCTTTCTAACTCAGCTTTCCTCCCAATAATTAATCTATTCTTTCTACTTGTTCATCAAAAACTTCTCCCTTTATAAACTTCATATCTGGTTCATACCCGAACCTTTCGCAGAAAGCGGCTTTAGCTTCATAGGTATCGAAGGACAACATCACATAGGCATCCATGTTCTCAGCTTGCTTCTGTGCGTTTTCTTTCACCTGATGCTTGACCTCTTTCATGTGGGCTACCTTTTCAGCACGTTCCAACTGCTTGGTGGCTTTATCGGCTTCTTTCTGTTCTGTTACAGGCGACATCATGCTTTCCAGTTCGTCAGCAATGGAGCTTTCTTCTTCGGTCTGCAAAAGGAAATCAACCCCAATCATATTCAAGTCGGCATCCGTCAATCCTGCATCTTTCCAGTCAATATCAGGAACAATACGGGCAAGAGCGTCAAAATCCCAAGAACCTTGTGCATTAGGGTTGTTCATTAGAATATTCAACTCCTTTTCCTGCTGTTCGTCCACGTCAATGACATCGACACGAATGCGATAGTCGTTATCGGGAAACTTTTGCAATTCGTCCATGACAGACAAACGCTGGTGCCCGCTAACTACGGTAAGCCCGGTACGCTTATTCACAACTATTCCACCTACCAATCCGAATTTCTTGATACCACGCTTTAATGCTTTGCGTGATTCATCGGAAAGTTTTCTCGGATTGTAGTCTGCAAAACGAATGGCAGAACGGTTAAGTTCCACCGATTCGCTCTTTATGTATTTTGACAATTCCATATCATCCATTAGTTAAACCCATATAAATTCTTCGAGATACTTTTCTTGCGCCATCTTGTTGTTTCCCCTCGTTATACCCAAAGGTTCGTTCAATGTATCGAATATACTTTCTTGCAATAGAGTTTACTCTGTTCAGCCTATTACCCGTTAAAGTACGAGATAGTCTGTATCTTTGCTCTGCAATATCATCAATTGATTTTCTTCTGACTCGGCTTTCCTTCTATTATTTTTGTTGATTATGATACTCCCAAAGTACTCTTTCAGCCATCGGGAAAGTTTTGTAAATTCTCTGTAAGTCCTGTGGATAGTTCTTCTCCATCCAAAGCATACAATCAAGATTAAAGCCTACTCCCGAACTGGCTTTCAATGAATACCGAACTGGTTCGGGTAAATTATGCTGCCTCATATAAGCAAGAATATCCTTTTGTGTCCAATCAGCTAAAGGATAAACCATACCGTTATTCTCGTAGTCGTTTACCTCATACCCTTTCAACATAAGTCTACGATTCATACCGTCAGCTTTTTTCATACCCAAGAATGTATAATAAACTCCATGAGTAAGTTGCATAGCCTTTACCACATCTGCCAACTTCAACAGCTTTACTTTCGGGTTTGGCACACAATACATACCGCCACGGAGAATATAAGTGAGATTCCAATGTGGTACTTGAACAAACTCTATTTTCGGATATTTGGCTTTAGTCCAGTTTATCCAACGGTTAATATGTTCCAAATTCTTGACGAAATACATGAACACGCAAACAATCCGGTCAAACTTCGGATAGACTAAATCAAGCAGAACAAGCGAATCTTTACCAAGTGATAAAAACAGTAAAGCCTCATTCGATTTTACCCGAATGAGGTCTATATATTGACTCGCTTGTTCTACTTTGTTCATAGCTAGCCACCACTTAAACCAAATGAAGTACGAAGATCACTGTAACGCTGTCTGCGTGATCCTAACTGTGTGGCACTTGCTGTACCTCTACGATTGGCAACCAATCTACCACCTGCCCCTGCACCATTCATATTTCTGCGAGGCCCGGCTACTCTGTTAATTCTTCTTGCGACTCTGCTTTCTAATTTTAAAAGTTAAACAAATCAATCTATATATTTCTCTAATATCTTGCCCAAAGTATAATCCATTTGTGCGGCAAGATATTCTTCGCCTTGATGTTCGTAAACAATATCATTACCGTTTTCATCTGTGAGAATTACTGCTTCTGCGTTCTTTACCTCTACAATGATATAAGGACGCTTGCCCGTATATGCACCTGTCAGAAGCTTGATTGCATCGTACTTGATAGGCTTCAATTCTACCTCACCTTCTTCAGGCAGTTCTGCATCAGCCGGATATTCTTTACCGCCACATAGGTAAGTGATATACTTCTTAGCGTTAGTTGGTCTGATTTCACGGTATTCGTGGGTTTTCTTGCCTGCCAAGATTTCATCGAAATACTTCTGTTTGATGCTTAATGTAAGAATGTTCATAATCGTGTCAAATTTAAATTAATACTCAATAGTTGCGGGGGGCTGAATCGAACAACCGACCTTCACCAAGTCAAAGTGAAAAGCTACCACTGCTACACCCCGCGATAGTACCCCAAAGGTACTACCACAACCAAAGATAACGAAATATCTTCAATCGTTATACACGACAATTGGCTTATTGTCGTGAACTAAGCCATTTATCCCGTCTTTCTCTACACGCCTCTAAGGTAGGCGCACAACAAGCAAAGAGTTCACCACTTTCAGTACGGTAGTCGTACTGGTACATTCTCACTCTCTTTCTGCCTAACTTCGTTGCGTAGGTAGTGTAATTCTCTTTGCCGGGCTGGCATACGCTGCAACCGTTTACATTTATTGAGTTCATAATTCAAGTAATTGTTTCGTTTTATCCATGTCTACAAAACTCGTCCACCCTGCTTTATGCAGCTTTATAGCTGCCTCTCTGATTGTGATTTTGCCACTCTTGACACTTTCTTTCAAAGATTCTAATACATTCTTCATTCTTAATTCATTTTCACATTCAATCTTTCTTCGCTCGTATAAGCCACTACAAGCCCAGTTTCATCATGCTGTATGGTGATGTACTTTTCACCCCTCTCTATAGTAGAGAAGTCATAAGGGGTTACCATCTTACCCAATACCTTGCCCAGTTGCTTCATCAGTGGGGCTTCAGGGCTGATAACTAAAACTAAATCTGCTTTCATAATCGTGTATATTGTGGTAGCCATAAGGCTACCGGATTAGAACTCAACCAATATCAATCTTTCTAAAGAACCTGATGCTTGCACCCACATATGATTATGTCCGAAACCATAATCGAAAAACAGTTTAAAATAAGGGTATCTTACTATTAAAGAGCTCATACAGCCTCTTAACTCGTCTTCTGACATACAAGAAGTTATTTCATTGATAATTTGAACGAAAAGGTGTAAAACTTCTGGTTCATTATTCAATAACGGTTTTTCTATAACTGCTTTTAAAAATATATTTTCTTTCATATTCTTCTATATTGCGCAGGGCTTTCGCCCTGCCGATTTATGTTAATGCGTTTTATCCTCATGTAATAACTCGCAGTAAACTGGTGTTGTGGCATCTGTGTGCTTATTGGCTATAAGAACCTCATTACTATCCCAGTTAATATATACCTGTGTAGCAAATGCACCGAAAAACTGAATTTCTTTCGTGCCAAACAATACCACCGCGTCATCATTTACATTTGCAAGTGCTGCAATTAATTCTTTCTTGGTCATATTCTTTTTTGTTGCGCAGGGCTTTCGCCCTGCTGGTTATTATGCTATCTTTAGCTCTTTAAGTCTCATATCTACCAATGATTTCAGCTTGCGAGTATCAAATAGTGGACTTCTATACCCATCTTTGATAAGCTGTATCATTTCTTTATAACCAACCTTACATACAACCTCTGTCTTCATGCTGTTATCATAAATAGCAGAATTGCAAGCGGTTATTGTGAATGCCATTGTTTTGTAACCTTTATCCTTCTTCATGATAGATGCAAACAAATACATATATACAGCATTTTTCATGCTATTCAAGGCATCTTCTTGACTGGCATTTACCTTTCTACCACCTAAAAAGTCACCACATTCAATTTCTTGACCTTTTTTGATAATAGACAATGTACTGATGTACATTTTAATATCTGTTGCTTTCATAATCTTCTATGTTATGCAGGGCTTACGCCCTGCTGGTTAAACTTATAATATTTGAATCTCTTTGTTACCTATCTCTGTATCTACATTCAGAACCTCGTACTTTTGAGCCTTGTAATTATAAACGACTTCACAGGTATTGAAACCTCTACCATCTTCTCTTTGGTCATAAACAGTATTTATATGCTGATACATTTTATTGCCTAACATGAAGTTTATCTTACCTGATGTACAGAAGTAGAATGCTACTGCATACTTCAATGTTTTCTTTTCATCAATCTTCTTTGTTGCCATGATCGTATATCTTTTAATTGTTATTACTTCGTTTCTGATGATGCAAATGTAATGATTAAAATCATACATACAATAAATAAATATACTATTTGTATGATTATTATCACATATTAACAAAACAGCATAAGTATGATTATAATCTAAATATATTTTAATACAAATGACTATATTCAATCAAAACAAGCTGATTTAATTTGTTTATTCGATTTTTACCCCTATATTTGCATCTGATTAAAATCATACACACATGGAAGTAAAGACAATAATCAAGCAGAAAGGCTTCACAATGGAATCCGTTGCAAAAAAAATGGGTATAACAAGGGTTACACTTGCCCAAAACCTTAGTAGAAATCCAACAGTAGGAACATTACAGAAGATAGCAGATGTTATTGGATGCAAGGTTGGTGACTTCTTTGTTGATGATATGGATATAAAAGATGATGCCAACACCATCACCTGCCCCCACTGTGGAGGTAAAATACATTTTGACGGAGAACCACATATGCCGGAACACAAGAATATACGAGGGAAAGAATACTATAAATAAAAAAATATGGAACTAAAAGACTTTATAAAAGAAACACTTAGTCAAATAATAGATGCTGTTTCAGAAACACAAGAAAAATACAAAGATAAACATGTCCTAATTTGTCCCGATGATATTCAATCTGAAAAAGGAGAATATTATATTGACAATGAATCTCATTATGAATATTATAACCGAAAGACCAAAGTACAAAATATAGAGATGGACATAGCTATTTCCGTTACCGAAAAAGAAGGTAATAAATCAGGAATAGGAATCGCCAAAATTATAAATGTTGGTACTTCGTCAGAAAATGCAATACAAAATGAAAGTGTTAGTAAAATAAAGTTTTCCATTCCACTTGTTTTACCAACAAGTAATACAAGAGAGTATTACCAAAAATATGTGAAAGATTAAAAGTAAAGCCAGAGCATTAAACTCCGGCTTACTCATTGATAACCTCATTAAAAGCAATAAAAGCGCACCAAAATGATGCGCCTTCTGTTGTCAATTAGTTCTTGATTTTATATCAGAGCCTCACGGCTAGAATATCAGAATCTGACAGCTTCCATTCTTCTGAGAAGATTATTATATCTCTCTTGTATAAGAGCTCTTTGTTTATCGGAAGCTGTTACAATCTTTCCCTTATATTTCCGCATGACAGATTCATTCATGCCAATTTCCTTTGCAAACTTACTGGCATTTATGAAAGGAAATGCCTCGAAGAATCCGCTTAAATCATATATGTAATCAACAGAATACCCAGACTTATACCACACAGGAAAGTCTCCATGTTTTTCTTTATAATATTCGGCCTGCTCCTCAAGTACGGACATAAAATCATCTTTCGCTTCCTGCTCTGTAAGCCCAAAACCGTACGCTCCGTTCACATCCTCCGAATATACGGAAATACCCCCATCATTCGCCTTTTCAATAATTGCCTTAATCTTCTTCATAATCGTGTATTTTAAATTCGTCAATTAAAGCACCCACCGAAGTGGGTGCAGTCCTTTCACTTCTTTAACCCTGCCTTTTTCAACATACTGTCAAGAGTACCATTGGGTATCTCTTGAGACTGATGTCTGCCAACAGGAATAAAGTAGTCAAAGTCGGGATGAACATATTTATAATGTTTCTTTCCCTTTTTGATTGTCCAGCCAGCTGATTCAATCAATTTGTAAAACTCTGAATACTTCATAAAATCAAAGAACATTTTTAATTGACACTACAAAAGTAACATATTTGTTACAATAAAACAAACAAAGATGAAGAAAGAAATAACATATTTGTTACTTTTAACACCGTGTACACATAACAAAAGCCGGAGCACTAAACTCCGGCTCATTAATTGATTAGCCCTTTGATTCTTAACCGATTTACGATTTCGGTATAAAGATACTCTATATCCCCGCTGAAATCCCCATAATTCTGATAGAGAAACACGACATCAGCGCAGTTGTCGGAAATTGTACTCTTGGACTGAACCCCAAGTACCCTTGACATCTCTTCGCGTAACCCAGCTGTCATTTTCCCACCGGCAAGCGAACTTGGAGAAAACAGGTACAGGATAATGAAAATGAACTTCTTCCGCTGGGTAACACTGTCAATATTCGGTGGACATCCTCTCTCATTCAGTAACTTAACAAATATTTTATAGATTTCATGGATAAGGCTTTTGTCTTTCAGAACCGGGGCAGTCAAGGCATTCTCTTCTTCTGAAAGTTCTGATTTCTCAATTCTAATCTTTTTAAGGCGAATTATTTTGTTAAAATCCAGTTCCATAACACGATTATTTTAAAAGTAAATAGTATATTTGCATCATAATCGTGTAAGGAAGAGCTGATTCATGGTCGTGCGTGGGTTGGCTCTTTTTCATTCTTCCCCATTCGTGCTGACGAATGGTTTCTTTTCCAAATCATAGCAGGTGATATATACCCGTTTCCCATTAACATCACATAGAGCAAGGGCATATCCTTTCTCCAGTATTTTAACCGGCTGATTGTCGCAATAGACAGTACTTCCAACCGGAACTCTTATAAAATGACGTACTATCATTTGATTATCTTTAGCTTGTTATACCAGCGTGAAGAAAAAGGGAACCACCCGATTAGGAATGATTCCCCGAAAATGGTTACTTTGTATAGTTTGCTCATGGATTTTTCTTTTTAAGTATTTCAACACATTCCTTTATCCCATCATCGAAACCATGCTTATAGCCTTTAGTATATTCCCCTATAGTATATACCGCCATTGACAACACAAACAGGATGATACCTACAGGCTTATACCAACCGGGAAGTGATATAGAAAACGGCTTAAATGTAATTGTGAGATCTCCGACCCATAATAGGGAAATAACACATATAATTGTAAATAATATTGTTTTCATAATTTTCTCTTATTGATTTAACTCTTTGTACCAATAAGGTTTCGGGAACCTATCAGAGAAGAATATCTTATTCACTTTTTCAATATAAACATCAGATGCTTCTGGCCATAAATTCATCAGTTCATCCATGTCATTAACATAAGCGACTAAAATAAAAAATCTGTCATTCTCACCTGTACACCAGTATGGGTATTGAATGGGCCATATTAATGGACGATAATCTCCATCACATTTTTTCTTTTCTACAAAAAATCTTGCTCTAATCATTTTTATATACTTTTACACATAGAACAAAATCTAAACCTTTTGCAATCCACAGCATTCCTGTGATATCTATCTGCGCATGCAGCAAAGAAAGTGCAGTTATGACAATCTCTTTTAAATTTTTTCTTTTTCTTTACTTTAGGATATTTCATTTTTCACTCCTTTCTAATCAGTTATTCGTTAATTGGTAGTTTCATAAAGCACATCCACATAGTCTTGCCATGTCTTCCGGTGGTGTGACCGAACAACGGCTGCCGTCCGATGGCTTTCAATACTTCTTTAACCGTTATCTGGTCTTCATTCCATTTGAAAATGAGAACGCCGTAATTTTCAAGTACTCGAAAGCATTCATCAATTCCTTTTTTTATCACCCTTGGCCAATCTTCGGGAAGTTTACCATACTTCTTGGCCAACCAACTTTCTTTACCCACATTTAAAAGATGGGGCGGATCAAAGACTACCAGTTTAAAAGATTCATTTAGGAATGGCATATTGGTAAAATCAGATACAATATCCGGATGAACTTTCAGACTTCGACCGTCGCAAAGAGTATGCTCTTCATCTCTGATGTCAGTAAATAAGACCAAAGGGTTTTCTTTATCAAACCAAAACATCCTACTGCCGCAACAGGCATCTAATATGATTTTTGCTTCACTCATTTTATTTTTGTTTTACCTCCTTCCACTCACTTTCTATAATCACATGTTCACACTTATTACACCT